GCGCCGCATCAGCAACACATCGGATGTCCACGCCGGACCCTCGGCCTTCCCCTCTACCCAGTACCAGAGTTGCTCCCGCTCGCGTTTGGGACCGTCACCAGTTCCCCGACCTGCGTCAGGATCGCCTCGACGACATGCGCCGGTAGGCGGTCCAGTGCTTCCGCCGTCACCGGCACCGGCAATTCCTCGCCGGTATCGATGTCGGTGAGTGACCATCCCGTGATCATCGACGCGACCTGCGCCAGTGATCGGCCGAACTCATCCTCGATGGACGACGCGCGGATCATCCGCGCCTTTGTCGTCCACCGCATCGCTTCCGGGTGCTCGACCTCGACCCAATGCCCCGGTTCACCGGCCGCATCGAGCGTGAGTCGAACTGTGCGAAGTGGTTTCGCGTATCCCATGATTGATTACCCCTAATATGCGGTCTGCGTGTTATTGAGGACGAACTTGCACGGGCCGCTGTCGGTCGTGTTGTACAGGCAACGCCCCTGCAACGTGATCAGGTATTGCCCGCCCCCGAGATCGCGGGTGGCCGGACCATCCCCGAAGGATGCCTGGGTGGCGGTGAACACGAGCGACCGCAGGGTCGATGTCGACCCGTACGTCCACGTAAGCACGAGTGCGCTTTCGTTGAACGCACCTGACGTGCCCATGTACTTCGCCAGATCGTCCACCGATGTCGTGCCCGCGTCGAGGCTGATCGAGAACGTCGCCTCAAGCGGCTGCTCGTCGATCCGGCTCGGGTCCCGGCTGCCAGTCGTGTGCACCGCCTCCTGACCACGCGCCAAGGTCAGTTCGAACGACGTGACTCGGTTCTGGGCACTGCCACCGATTGACACGCTCGTGTCGATCCCGATCCATGGCTTGTTGGTTTCGGCGGTCAGGCTCGTCGTCGCGGACCCGCCGGACACGCCGGTGGTTGCGACCATCGAGGTCGAGTGCGCCAGCAGCCCGTCACGGGCCGCGAACGATATCCGGAGTTCCGAGATCTTCGCGCCGGAATATTCGCGGTACGCAATCGGGTTTGCGTCCTCGACGGTGAACGACGGGACCGACGATCCCAGGGTGATCGTGTGCGGGTAGACGCCACTGACCGCGCTCCCGGTGGACACCGTGCCCATGATCCCGGCGAGCAGGTTCCCGGCGATATCCGGGAGCAGCGGACCCTCAAGGCTGATGTTCGCCAGACCGCCGCCTTGGAGCAACTGGTAATCCATCGCAGCGATGCCACGACGGGCGCTGTCGCGGACCGAGTTGTACTCGTTGGCGAACGTCGGGTCGGACGTCACCGGGATCACCTTGGTCGCTGCGACCGCGGTGTTCCACGTCGACTCCTTGCCGATCTGAACCTTGGTTGTACTAAGGATTGGCATCGCTAGCCTCCGGGGTCGGTGTCACGACCGGGGTTGATGACGCCTGTGATCCCCCGGCTGGCGCGTCACGCCACCCGGCACGACGCAGGTCGTCGGCGTCGTCGTCTTCGATTGTCCACGTACCGCTTTTCGCCTCGTACGACCGTGCGCCAATCGACACACGGACGACGTCCGCATCCGGCGGCGGTGAGAGTTTCACGGCCATTTACGCCTCCACCCACGTCGTCGCGTGGTACAGATCCATTTCAAGGGTGAGTTCGGCACCGACGTATTCGTTGCCGTTGTAATCCTGCATCCCGATGGATGCCCGCGTCAATCGTACCTGCCTGACGCCGTTTCCAAGGTTCTGGTTCGCTGCGATCAGCGACCGGTACGCGTCCACGAATGCGAGTACCGCCGGGTGCGCCCGTGCGATTGTCGGGAGGTTGGTCAGGTACGTCACGAGGATCGTGGCCTGCTCGAACTGAAAGCCCGTCGGCACCTGTCCGTACGGGTACTGGTCAAACGATGACGATGACCAGTGGTGCACCACGGCAGGCAAGGCCGCGAGTTGATCGGGCGGTGCCGCGAAGATCAGGTTTGCCCGGACACCGAGCGCCACCGTGGCCGCCTGCGCCACCGTCCCGAGTTGGGTGAGCGCCGCCTGGACGGTCACGCGCGTGCTCCAGCGGTGCGTCGCCCGAACTCGTTCTCGATGTCCTTGACGGACCGCCGCAAGTCACGTGATAGGACCGCGGTCATTGACTTGGCCGCCTTCGACATCCAACCGTACGTCGGTTGACCGGCGCGTGACGATGACACGCCCGACCCTTTCGCGGAATACTGGTAGCCACGATCCGTGTTGGCCGGTTTCGGCCCGTCATCGCTGCGCGGTTTCGTCCGGATGATCTGACGCCCGTAGTTCAGCGCCCAACCGTACCGGAACCCCTTCGCTGAGACCCCGGACCCGGCGGATACCGAACCCATTTGCGGGCGCTTCGGTCCACTCTGATCCCAGTATCGTTGCGCAAGCGGTCCGCCCAGTGCGCCGGTGCGCTGCGGTACCGCACGCGCGACGCGATCCCGTCCGACCTTGGTGGCCGACTTGATCACTTTCTTCAGAGCGTTCGTGTACAGCGGTTTCGTCCCACCAAACACGCGTTCGAGTTCGGCCAGTCCCGTTATATCAACCTTGATCGAGCGACTGCCTCTCGACAGCCCGCCCTTCGGCATCCACGTTGCGGCTTGACGCTTGGGGACAAGACCTGCCATCAGGCCGCACCCAGTCCGCCACCGTGACGGTACGGTTCGAGCATCCTGCGGACCATCGGGTGCAAGCCGCCCTGGATGATCGGCCCGGCGAACTCGGCCCCGCCGGTGATCGGTGCGCCACCGGAGACTTGCTGGCGATAGACGAGCGCGGATTGCATGATGGCCGCCTCCTTGATGACGTTCGGCGCAGTCGCGCCGTAGCCGAAGGTGGCGATGACGCGCACGCCCCGCTCGTGCATCGGAAACAGGTTCGATGACAGTGGTGAGAGCATGATGGAGGTGTACGGTTTGCCCTGGTTGCTCGCGTTCGGTGGTGACGCGTACGCCGTCGTGATCGTGGTGTACGTCGCCCAATCGCCCGCGCTGTCGTACGCCACCGACGTGAGCGCCGTGAACGGATCGGTGTTTACCGTCCACGGCGAGGATGCCCGGTAGTAGCGTGTTTGCGACAGCGGCTGGATATCCGCCCCGACGAAGTCATCGATCTGGCGCGACACCGCGTGGACGATCCGCGTGATGCGGTTGTCGTCCACGGCGTCGGTGATCCCGAGTTCCGCCTTGATGTCGTCCTCGGTGCAGTAGATGTCAGTCGGGGTCGGCATGTCAGTCCCTTACGACGCCGGGTGAACGTACAGCTTGACGGGGTTGTAGGTGGTCGTGTTGGCCGCGACCAACCGGCCACCGGTCCGCTGGAAGGCGTAGAAGCCGGTCTGAAGTGCATCTGCGTACCGCTCGGTCATTCGCACGAGTTGCACACCCGAAACGTCACGGATGATGTACTTGCTGAAGTCACCGAAAGCAATCGACTTGGCTGACGCGGCTGCGGCTGCGACGTCGTTGTTGATGACCACGGGATATCCCAGGATCATGTCAGGCTGCCCCGCCTGCACCGACGGCTCCCACAACGGGCGGTTCTGGCTATCCTGCAACTTGCGGATGATCCCGAGGGTGGCGTCACGCATCATCCACTTCGCGTTCGGCCGGTACGCCACGTCGACGCTGTAGACGAGGTCCACCAGATCGTTGTAGATGACGGTGGTCGTCTGGCCCGCTGCACCGGTCTTACCGGTGGCTGCGCCCACAATCACGCCGTACGGCTGGCTGCTTCCCGTCCCGGTTGTCCAATGTGCATTCTGCGCACGTCCGAGACGCTCGCCGAGCGCGTTCGCGATGAACTGGTCGAGCGGGAACTCGCTGTCCTGAAGCAACTGGTTGGACACGAGCACCAAGCCAGAGGTGTACATGTACGATGACACGGTCAGTTGACCGAACGTCATAGCGGATTCTGAGATAGTTGACGATTCCGACAGGATCGAACCACTCACGCCGGTCTCATCGACCGTCGGCAGGAGCAGGTCCGCGCCGGACTGGGTCGGGTAAACGGTAGAGACGCTGAGCATCCCGCCGAACGCGCGACGGGCGGCCTCGATGCCGCTGCCGAACTCGTAGTTGACGAGGTACCCACCGGCGGTCGTGGTGCCAACCGTCTGTGCGCGACCCTCGGCGAGCCGCTGCCGGTTGTAGGCCCGGAGTTCCGGGTCCAGTTCGGCATCGGTACCCCTCAACCACGCGTTGAACGCGCGCTTCTGGGCCTCGGGTGACAGGCTCGCGCCGGTCGCTGCCTTGCGCTCCTCGGTCTCGACGACGGAGCCGCGCAGTGCGCTTTCCTCAGCCGCGAGCCGCTGCGCCTTGGCGAGCGCGTCGATCCGCCGGTCGAGGCTGGTCAGGTCCTTGTCGAGCGCGTCGAAGCGGGACTCCGCCTGCGCGTCCCAGTTGGCCTGGTCCTCGACGATTGCGCGCATTTCGAGCGCCAGCCTGTTCCGGCTGTCCCGGAGTTCATTCAAAGTGCTAGCCATTTCGGCCTCCCAAAGTGTGCGCACGGAGTCGCGCCCGTGCCAGCGCGTGCGTGGTTGACCGCGGATTGGTCAGGGTTGACGGCACCCGGACGGACCGGATCGCCACGGAGGTTTGCGCGTACGCCGGATAGGTCACCGCCGACACGTCAAACAGATCACA